GCTACTACAAGTAATGGAACTACAGCTAGATGCCAAGGTGGTAAAGCATTTAAATCTGATGGTGGTGTAGTATCTATCTTTGCTGGTGATGCTACTAAATTATATAAAATAACATCTAATGCTTTTGTAGATGAAAGTGGAGGTACTACCTTTAGTTTTCCTTCAGAATCATATTGGGATTTTGTAAGATTTGGTGAAGTAGTTGTTGCCTTTAATGGTGACGATGCTGCTCAAGCATGGACTTTAGATACATCGAGTGACTTTGCTGCATTAGCTGGATCACCTCCAGTATTTAGACATGCTGCTGTTGTTGGTAATTTTTTAGTTACAGGATTTCAACCTACTGCACAGAACAAAGTACAATGGTCTAGTTTTAATACACCTACTGCATGGGTTGCAGGAGTTAATCAATCTGACTCTGAAGTGTTACCTGAAGGTGGAGTTATCACAGGTATCACTGGTGGACAACATGGTTTAATATTTCAAGAAGATCGTATTACTAGAATGGATTATCGTGGTGGTAATGTAGTATTTTCTTTTAGAAGAATAGAAGATAATAGAGGAGCTGTACAAGGTAAGAATATAATACAAGTAGGTAATCTAGTATATTATTTATCTGAAGATGGATTTTATGTTACTGATGGTTCTAGTTCTAAACCTATAGGTGCAAATAAAGTAGATCGTTTCTTTTATAATGATCTTAAGTTTACATTAAGAGAACGAGTAAGAGCTTCTTATGATCATGAAAACAAATTAGTTATGTGGTCTTATCCATCTGCTACTGGTAATAACTCTGGTATACATAATGATAAGATATTAATATTTCATATAGCTAGTAATAGATGGTCTATTGTAGAATTAGAACATGAAGTTATTATTGATTACCTTTCTCCTGGATTTACTTTAGAAGAACTAGATGACTATCCTACATCAGGTACAGATGATTTAGATGCTATAACAGTATCACTTGATAGTGCTGTATTTATTGGTGGCTTAAGAACATTAGGTGCTGTAGATACAAATCATAAACTAGGATCATTTGGTGGAGATGCATTAGAAGCAGAGATAGGTACAGCAGAACAAGAATTTGCAAAGAACAGTAGATCATTAGTTACTAATGTAAGACCTATTGTAGATACTACTTCTGCTACAGGAACATTAAGTTTTAGAAACAGAGTTGCTGATACTGCTTCTAATACTGCTGCCTCTAGTATTCATGCTACAGGTACAATGCCTTTTCATAAATCAGCAAGATATTTTAAATTTAACTTAACTATACCTGCAGCTACCACGTGGTCAGATGCACAAGGTATAGATATAGAAGCAATCAAAGAAGGTTATAGATAATGGCACAGTTTGACGATTTAGTAGCAAAGTATAGAAACTTAACTTATGGAAGATTAGCAGGAACTAATCCATCTGCAGTTAATTCTTTATTGAATGCACAAGATAGAGGTACTAACTCTATTACTAGTCCTAATTATTTTGGTAATATACCTATAGAACAACAACAATATGTTGATACTCCTTCTGGTTTTATAGGACAAAATCAATTTAGAATAGATCCAAAGACTGGTATACCTGTATTTGAAACACCAACTACTGAAGCTATTAATCAAGGTATTGAGATGGGTGGAGGTACTGTAGGTTCTGGTGTTTATGATCAAGATGTAGATTATGGTGATGAAGGTTATGCAGGTGTAACACCTGTAGATCCTGTTACTGGATTAGTAGGCACAACTACACAAGAACGAGAACGTGGTGGTGGTAGAGATGGATTTAGATTTGGTAAACCAGAACCAGAACCATCTTATAATCCTAATTTACTTGGTGCTTATATTGGTTATAACAATCCAAAGTATGCTGCAAGTCCTTATGGTGAAGATGCAAATATACTAGGAGATTTTGCTACTGGTATAGTAGATTCAGTTACTGGATTCTTTAGTCCTGATAAAGGAC